AGATTGCAGCCAAATGTGGTCATTTGCATGTTCTCCAATGGGCACGAGAACAGGGTTTTTTTTGGAATGAGACCGTCTGTGCTCTGGCTGCCGGTGGTGGTCACTTGCATATTCTTCAGTGGGCGAGAGAGAATGGGTGTCGTTGGAATTCATGGGTTTTTCAAAATGCTGCCAAAGGTGGACATCTACATGTCATCCAGTGGGCTCATGAAAATGGTTGCACACGATATGCAAAAATTTGTGAGACTGCTGCCATTGAAGGTCATTTGCATGTCATCCAATGGGCACACAAAAATGGTTATCCTTTGAATAGAGATATATGTGCCAATGCTGCATGGGGAGGACACTTGCATATTCTCCAATGGGCTCGCAATAATGATTGCATTTGGGATGAACGCGTTATTTCGTTTGTCAAAGCCTGGAACCACACTCATATCATGGAGTGGATTCATAAACAAGGTCTGTGATGTTTTGGTATCCGAAACAATGTACAAATTAGTTCTTGTAAATAATGTTTTGTTCAATGAAAAGTTAAACAAAACATTATCCCATTATCTCGACAAAACAGTGAAAACAATTATATTAATGAAATGTCATTATCGTTGCTATAACCTTGATGTTGATATATTCTCATCATAAAGACAACCATTTTTCCTGACCTATTTAAGGATCAAAAAGTGACTTCTCTTGGCCGCGTAACTACAAATTTCCTCCAACCAACAAAACTCTAAATCGCGTCCAAATTTGAGTAAATTAAAATATCCTTTCAGGACCCAATACATCATAATAAAACTTGAATGTAAATCTCATCAAAATTTTGTCAAGGGTCATCAAGAAAATCAATGACATAATTAATGATCTCGTTGGGAAATATTATCAAGTTCTCCGGAGTGGTCGTTTTGGTGATTTTGGAATGATTTTGGATTTATATCTTTCATTTGCCAAACAATATCGATATTCATTTTTTTAATTTTTTTTAATCAAGCGTACACATGTGCACGAAAAATGTCCCAATTTAAGGGGTTTAAGTTGGTGAATGACGCCCTTCTATCCAAAAAATTGAAAATTTTTTGGATAGAAGGGCTGATTAACTGTTCCAATCATAATATCTCATTCGCTTGATAAACAGACAAAACCATTAAAGTTGCAGAATTCGAATTACAACCAAAGTATATCCGAACACATCAAAATATATTCCAATTCTACCCAATTAATTTATATAAACATTTAATATCTTACTTAATATACGCATCCAATCACACTAACATTAACATTATGAATTCTGAACGATTTTTAGAACATATTAGAAAAATGGAAGCTACTTATAGTTCCGAAAGTCCCATCTTTAAAGAAAAGATGTTGACGGGACATTCAACTTATCATTTGCTTCGAACCGAATTGGAGTTTCCAGGAATGAGAGACTATTTGGAAAAAGATTTTGTAGAATTTTTGGAAAGAAAACTAGCTAATATCAATCCGCATGAAACTAATATTCGTGGTCCGATCAAAGAAATCCTGATGTGGCCAAATTTCAAATATGATCCATGGGAGATTCTCGATATAGATGTCGAGACTTCTGGATTGGTTGAAAAAATGTTTTCCGAAACTAAATTCAAATTGGTCATGTCAGATGGTAAAATTTATGCCATGGCGGATCATCATATTGCACCCTCCTTACATCAACTTTTGGAAAAATATTTGCCAGCCAAATCAATTCCAAACAATGAATCGTGTCACATTACCGTTGTCAATTCTGATAAGGTTCACGCTGTTGATTCCGATAAGGTGACCGAATTTTTGGAGAAATATCAAGAAGAATTTACGGTCTCCTGTCGTGAAATTAAATCCACTGTTTCCAAAGATTGGTGCCCCTTCAGTCGTTGCTGGGTTGTCAGTTTAGATTGCTTTTATTTGAGAAATTTTATTTCTGATTTCAACCAATTATTTGGTTTGGGAATCAAACCCAGTTTGCATATTACATTTGCTATTGTTTCCCGTGATACAAAGAGTTTTGAACCGGAACATTGAGATCACTTAAATTTTTTACGTGGCATTTGTTGTGGCACGTTTTTAAATGGAGTTACTGTGATTTGATTCATTGATATAATCACTTGAGCTTATTAAAAAATTTGCTAAATTGTTTGAATAATCATTTAAACAATTCGGCAAAAAAATTGAAAATTTTATGGCTATAAATAAAGAATAAACCAATTAATTTTAAGATCATAACCATGACTCTCAACATTAGTAAAGCATTACCCAAATTCGTGGAAAAGAACTATCCGGAACAATTTTCGTTCCGCCAAAAAGTGGTAGCCAAATCTTTAAGTTTGTCTCAGGCTATTGGTTTTGATAAAGCGCAAGAAAAATGGTTAGAAATTATTTGTTGGCTTCATGAAATTACAGATTACAATGATAGTAACTCCATGAAATATCACAAGATAAGTCTCCTGTTAAAAATTTATTTGCCAAACGACCATCAAACGCTTGTGAATATATTGACCAGACAAGATCAGGGTTATAACGCCTGGATATTTAGCAATATAATAAGTGATGCTAAAATTTTGGTCCAAATAGAGGAAGAAATTGAAGTTCCCAATTCTGGTAAAAAATGTATGACTCATGTGAATATCATGAGTCATTTGATCGATTTAGCCAAAATGAAAGAAACTTATCTCCAGTCAGTCAATACCAAACAAGGTATTATCGAGGTAGAACGATTATTCCAACTAATCGATAACAAAATTAAATCCATGCAACAAATCAAAATATCCGAATTGGACAAAATAGCCTATGGATTAAACATTGAAGGAGGCCATCCGTATCGAGATCTAATGGCCAAAAATAAAAACGCTATTTGGGCTAATTTAATTGTCGTGTTGGATCGTCCAATTGCAGATAATATGTCATTCGATAATGTTATGGACATTGTCAAAAATAATAATTATCCATTGTTGGAAAATGCCATTGAGACTTTGAATGAATCACAATTTTTGGCCACATTTTTATTAACAACTATTTATTATATTGTTTCTACAGGAAACAAATCATCCAGCATCATGATTCATTTTCACCAGGACGTGATTGCCAACAATCTCATCAAAATATTTGACGACCATTTGAAAAATTTGTTACAAATCTTGACCATTCCGCATAACAATGTCAAAATTACATATCGAACAGATGACCAAACGTATCTTCATACTCCCAAAGAATATGATCGCGTGGACATACTGATATCGTTTAGTCAATGCGCTGGTTTAAGTCCAGTTTACGCTCCAGGTTCCATTTTGGTGGCCGATACATTTGTACCATACGATGTTACCACCAATACAATTTGTTTTGGAAAAAAATATCATGCAACCAATGATATTTTCAGAAGCCTATTTGAAATGATCAAGCAAGATTATCATTCAATTATCATAGACTACGTAAATAAAACATATGTTTCTCACAATCCAAATAAAAAACATCAAGCCTGTCCCATAGTAGCAGAGGATTTTGTGGTCACAGAAATTCTTCAAGTAAATGATTTATGGAATCCAACGAACCCAGATGAACTGGTTAAATTAGATTTTAGTATCGACCAAACACCTAACACTATCGAAACTGAATGTCCCGAAAAGAAGAGTTATTGCTTCATTCAATAAGTTTTACTTTTATTGCCACTGTTTTTTTCCAAAATCAGTAGCAATAATTAATTGGAACGATGTAAAATTTCATAATTCATTATTCATCCAAAATGATTATACTATTGAAACAATTTTAGTTGGGACAGATGAAAAACTAAGAGTGATATAATCCTCGTATTTTTCCGTTGGAACTTTATCGGTTGTTTTACCAATACTAACAAAACGGGAACACATCTCGTCAAATTCCGATTCGGGTAAAATAACTTCGGTTTTGGATTTGTTGTCATTCCTAATAATTTCATTGGTATTGATCAATTTGGCGATCTCGATAATTTGGTTGGTCTTGCTGATTTCAATTTCGGTGGCCTCGGTGTCGGTGATCTCGATTTCAGAACTTTCAGTAATCTCACCAATGTCATTCTGGACATCAGATGTGGCAAAATGTTGTTCTACACATGGGGCTTCCTGATAATCGAGTATAACAGGACCCGAAGATGTGGCAAAATGTTGTTCCACACATGGGGCTTCCTGATAATCGAGTAGAACAGGACCCGAAGATGTGGCAACATCATTCTGGTTAGTATCTTTTGAATTGGTTATTTCGATTGTATCAGGTGTATCTGCAACGAAAGTCATTTCCACTTCACGATTTACATCTGAATCAGTCATTGGCGCGTGCACCTCTGTAGAAATTTCGGAATCATCTGTTACGGACGCCAATTCACTTTCATGTTTTTTGACAATTTCTTCTGTTTTAGATGAAGTATCAAAATTGAATTCCTTTAATATTTCCATGACTTGTGAGGTTACATCGAGCATTAAATACCAAAACATAACACGACCACAGCCCAAAGGCCGAATGGGACATTTGCCTTGGGCGATTCTGATTTTGTTGAGTTCTTTTTCTTCATTCGTTAGACCTACAAATTTTTTCTTCGTTCCATATTCTTTTTCGATTTCTGGACCTATTATTTTCTCAATATGGAATTTGTTATCTTGCCATTCAATGCGATAATCATAAAATTTTTTGTTACTATAATCTTTTTTACGTCCTCTACGACCACAAGTGACTCTGGAACATCCTTCAGGTCGGAACCAAATTAGTCCACAAACACATTTTTTGAATTTGGGTGCCATAAAGTTCATATGATAAGTGTTTCGTTCAATTTCAATTTCCTGCATGACAAGATTGTGAAATATGTTGAATTTACGATTCAAATTATTTTGGAAAATATACAATTCTTCGCTAAGATCCCATGTATCCCAAACGAAAGGAGCGATGTCAGCTGCATATTCATCCATAATTCGATCTTTTTCTTGCACTAGGGCAAAATAAAGTGCTCTCTTTAGTTCACGATCTTTCGTTTCGTTAAAAATACGATATGCTTCATCATAAATTAAACAAAACATATTTATGTACGCTTGTCTATTGTCCAAAATTCTCACATCAGAACAAGTATCATTGATCAAATTACGAAAATGTTTTGATTCTAAAATAGCTTCACCGCGTCCAACAGCGATGGGAGTCCTTTTCTCCACACATGAATAAATTTGTTCGGATAAAATTTCACCTTGCGTGTTGATGTCCTTGGTAATGACATCGATCTTGCCATTGAAAATGTTCTTGATTTTAAGGATTGCAGCATCAATATGTCTTGGATCTGTCGCTTTATCGCACTTGGTCAAAATAACAATAATGTTTGGAAGATGATAACGGAACAAACGTTTAATTTTCGTTAATTTGGTGACATAATCGTCAAATCGTGTGGCCCATTCACAAACCACACAAACGACAGCGAAACTATTTTCGCGCAAAGTAGTTTGTTGAATTTTTACATGTTTCACTTTATTCTCGCACGAATCCGTACCAGGCATATCTATCAAATTAAATTGATGATACGCAGATTGGCCAAACTGAAATTGTTGCGTACATGACGAACCAACTTCACGAGTTTCAAAATTATTTCCCGTAATTAAATTTAAAATAGATGTCTTGCCCACACCCACAGGCCCAAACAAGATAACATTATACCTGCTCGTATCATTGGATATGACAGAATCATCTAATTCACGCATTTCTTGTAAATCACTCATTAGTTCGGAACTGGATTCGGTTAATCTTGGTATTGACATGTGGCAACAAGTGTGATATTATGATGATATTTATTTATTTCATAATATCATTTTGGATTTTTTATGGGGCCAAGAAGTCAATTTTTCAATTTTTTGTCGAAAAAAAAAATTGAATTTTTCAATGCCGATAAATTAAAATATTCAGAATGATTATTCAAAATCAATACACACAAAAATCATCATGGAAACTTGCACCGCTTTAACTTTGATTTTCCCTGAAAGTACACATTCTAAAATTAACCAGATCAGATCAGTTCATGATAAGGCTTATCCCAAATGGCCACCACATATTAACTTCATTTTCCCTTTTGTACCATTGGAGTGTTTTGATGAGATTGCGAGCAAATTAACACACTTGGGAGAATTCGGCGAATTTAATTTGGTCATGAACCAAATCGGTTATTTCGATCAGGGAACAACCACTACATTCCACCTAAAACCGGAAAATGATGCGAAATTACAACGTTTATTCCAGTTAATCAGAGAAGCTTTGCCTGACATTCCGGTTAAACGCGACGTATTTCATCCACATTTGACTTTGGGTCAATTTCCCAAATCCGAAATCGAATCCAGAAAACGTGATTTGGAAAAATGGTTGGGTGATGGTGTTAGTATCATAGTAGATAGAATACATTTGATATGGCGTGACAAAAATGTTGGTACACCGTTTGAAATCAAACGCGAAATCAAATTGGTTGGATGCCCATTAACTGACACAACACACATGTCATTAGGTCAATGCCGAACCATTGCCAAATCATCTGACACTATCAAATTCGCGGATTGTGACATTGCGGCATTTATTGATAATTCAGGATCAACTGGAGGAGCCAGATTAACTTTAGAACACAAATTTGTCAAATCCATTACTGATCAATGTCGGAAGTCATTTGACAAATTAGTTTTTTGGAACAATACGGTAATTGTCAGACCTAATAAACTTCGTTCAGAAGGTGGAACGACCCCACAATGCATTTTTACTAATGCTCAGGCCAGACAATTTTTTACTGATGCGGATATTATTATTTTCACCACTGATGGAGAAATTTACGAGCGTGATGTTTCCATTTTTGCGAATCAATTGAAAAATTATTTAAACAAGATTCTATTTATTTGTGTATTTGTTTCAAGTGGCCTAACTGATTTAACCAATTTAAATGTTTCCGTCATGTCACCAATGATGATTGGAACTAATGTTTTATGTTTGTATTTGGATACCACAGAACAAATACCCAGAATTCTGGCCACAAAGGGTGCTATTGCCACGAAATTTCCAAGTCCATCCAGTTTTGTTCTGTCCAAATTGCCTGTATTTAATGTCAAACAACTTTTGGAATTGGAACTGAATAAAATCAACATTCCCCATAATTGCTTGTTACTGGGTGAAAATGAAACTGATTATATAGTGATAGAATTATCCGAATTGGCGAAGGCAGATGTTATTCCAAATTTGGATGCGACTTCATGGGAAATTTTAATTCAACACGCGATGGTTACAGGCACCGTAGACAAAATTCGTGATTTAATATCCAGGTCCAGAAACCTGGAAATACAAACAGTCAAAAGAGAATGTCAAACCAAATTTGATTTTTCTTGGATCAAACAACGTGACCAATTAATGGACCAAATGGCTAAGGCCTACGTCGAAGGTCAAACAGATTTACAACAAGAATGTGCCAAGCAACTGGAACGCATCAGAGATTCCGCCCGATTGGAAGAATTGACTTATGCTGAATTTGTCAAGAAAAACTTGGATGTTGTTCGGGGAAAATGGGATAGAATTCGCGGTGTTCTGGCCACATTTGATAACTCCAGGGACAAATTTAGTTTGGGTAATTTTGCCTCCAACCGTGCGGCACGCGCCCAGAGCATTACCGACGAAGAAATTGATTTGGATAATATCATTTTAGAAGGTGGTCCAGAAATCGAATGCATAATTCATTTGGATAAGGGGCCGGCTGTTTTATGGTTAAACCAATTGAATGACATCGAACAAACCACTAATGATTTTTGTCTTAATTTTCCATTGGCACATTATCCCAATCTGCAAAAACTTTTGGTCAACAATCCAGTATGTGGTCATTGTGCCGCACACTATTTGAAATATTCCAAAGTTTCCGTTTATCGGGAACCCATTCATTGTTTTATTCCAGCCAACTGGACTTATGCCTCCAACCGAAATATAGCCCATCATAACTTGTGTACAGCTTTTTGTGGCGGTAAAAATTTGCGTCATGTCAAAATGTTGTTACTCTCCATGTTGGACGATAATGAAATGGCCTGGTTGGAGTACAAATCAGACATGATAGATTCTATGATTCATCACATTGTGACCACGGATACTTTTTCCGAAGAGGGAAATAAAATGACATTCGTTCAGGGACTGGCCAAAATTATAAATGACGATGAAAATTTGTTGCGCCAACCATTTTCCGCCTGTGTTAGACTACTTGATTTTTGTTACAGATATGGCATTGCTGATAAAATGAAGATTGTTGACCAACTGCGCAAAAGATTTGCTTATGTCATGGTGGAAACATTTTGTCTTCGCACCAAAAATGGAAATCTTGACCCAATCATTCTAGACTTACAAAAAATGTGTTTTGAATTTTTCTGTGGTATGCCCATGGAAAACAGTGCCCATTTTTGCCAAATAAATGATCCAGGCTTGTGTCATTTCCTGGGTGCCCCAAATATTTTAATGTTTTTGGAAAGAATTTGCAATACCATCAGCCTTGACAAAGCAGAGACCATTAGTGAAAAAATAATAACAAATATCATTTGGCATTTACAAAAAATAACAACACATGAACGGCCTTTAACAATTTATACCAAATTGTCAAAATCATCTACTTATTTCAGAAATTTGGGTTTGGAACCAAACAATTTGTTGGATCTCATTAACAAAGATAAATTTGGTCGCTATAAGAAAGTGGAACCAATTATTGTGCCATCTTATGCTTGCTACAATGGTGAATTTTCTGGCCCCACCAAATTTTATTTTTACGGCAAACCTCTCTGGAAACCAGAATGGCATAACACTTCTGTTGCCATTGACCAAATTAGTACGTATTTGCGCCAAAATCTGGGCCGAATGATGACGGAAAAATATGGTAGTTATTATCCATGCGAAAACTCTAATCATTTTCTGTTGCATCGGACCGTGGCCAAAGTTTTGGAATCATCCAAATTTAAAACAGTACGTGATGCCAACGATGAAATGATACTGGACTGTATCCTGGAATTGGCCAAAACGGGTGGCCAATATGGTAATATTTATCAGGAGAACTTATTAGGTGACGTAGTGGCCGCCGTCCATAATTTTTGTCAAGTGCGACGTAATTGTCTCAATATGTCTACGGGAAACTACGATACTGATCGTTCATTTGAACACAAAGTCAAGTGTGAACTAATTATGCGGGGTATGAATGTTGATGGTAATATGGTGTTTTTTGAACAAAATAAAATGATAGAACCACCTAATCTCGTAAGAGAGACCTATGATTTAGAAAACATCCGAGATCGCGTACAAAGATTGTTCGACAATAGATCCGCCTGAAGATTTTCGTGTTTTTTTTAATTAAGTGACTAACTATTAGTTGATCACTTAATTTATAACTCAATTAGAATCCAAATTCATGTCCAAATTGACAAGAGATTTCGTGTGTAATATTTTAGGTCTGGTATCTAACAAATCATCAGATCTGTTCAAAATTTGTCCCAC